AGGTGTCTGTCTGTTTGAAACTTGTTTTGATTTTTATATTCTAAAAACTCCTCTTCAATAGCCATTATCAGGTCGTGCTTTTTGCCTTCAAACCAACCATCTATTTGAGCCTTGAAAAAAGGAAATCCAATCACTTCATGCCTTTTTTATGTTTTTGTGAAGCAGGAGGGTTTTTCTTTGAGCCCGTTGGGCCAGACCATAGCATTTTGTTTGCCCACCATGCTGCACTCATTTTTCCTTTGGCAATATTTCTTCCGTGTCTTGCTTTGAAACTCTTACGGGCTTCAGGGCTATAATTATGACCCATACTACTGTCACCATAGTGGATAAGCTTAATCTTATCGCCCTCTTTAGCCAAGACCATACCTTTTTTACCTGCACGATTACTCCTTTTAGGTTTATTAAATCCATCAAATGTAGTACCTCTGTACTTAATTTTTCCACTTGGTAATCTGTCAACACCTGGATATTTACTCATATTTGTTCCTAATCTCTTGCACTATTTTCCACTGAGCATTTGTAAGTTGTGGTTGCTTAATTTGTGCCTTTATACATCCCATAATAAATCTTTTATCGGCATCAGTCAAGGGTTTTTTATCTAACTCTTGTTTAAGAGCTCTTCTAATTCTTCTTGTTTCTACCACATCAACCTCTTATCAAAATAGTGAAAATATCCTCCAAGCATATATCTATCTTTATTATGAGGACAAGCTTGTCCTCTGTGAGTATGTGTAAAATATGCAGGGAACATTACCATTTTTCCTTTATCGCTTTTTATAACCTTTTCATTAAAAAATTCTGTGCCACAGTTATGGTCTGATAGATATATCTGAAAGTTTAAAATTCTGTATGGGTGTCGCATCCAGTTCTCGCTATGCCACTTGTGAAAGTATTTTCCTGGTTTCCAATGTTTAAATAATAACTCTTCTAGTCTCCATTCGTGAGGTGTGTATGCTGATTCAGGAAAAGCATCTAAGTACATTTTTATTGCTTTTCCTTCTTTTGATTTTATAATCCAATCAACATCATCTGCACAATTCATAATACAATACTGATAGCCAGTATGTTCATATGCTTTTTCATCAATAGTTTGTGTTTTATACTTATCTAGTATTTTATCACATTCTTCTGTTGATAAAAAGTCGTGAATTTGAAGAACATGGTTCATCGCATATCATAATTTGCATTGATTAAAATTCTGCATTGGTGCTGGCTGGGAGAGTGTCCTGCGTGCATTTGTTTACCATTAAAACCAATCAATCTGTTTGCGGCAGGCAAAACTATCTTGTCAAAAGTATAATCGTCTGATGGTTCTGTTTCATTATATACATTGGTTGGCCCGTCAGTGTCATTCAAATAATATATTGCTGTAAAGTGGTCATCAATATAATCTTGATGAGGTTCATGAGCATAAGTATCTGGATTGTACATTGTCATGTCAATCCTAGCTCTGCGCAAATCTCCAACACCGAATCTATCCTTAATAGCATATAACAACGGCATAAACAACCAATTGTGTACTGTTCCTGCTTCATCTTGTATCCAGTAATTAAACCCAAAATCTTCAGGGTCACTTGCTTCAATATTATTAATAGAACTTTGAAAATAATAAGGAAGTGTATTGCTAGTTACAACATCATACAGTTTTCTATAATATGTTTGAGGTAAGAAGTTATCTACAACAGTGGTCATTCGTTTATACTGTCTGAACGCATTTCCATGCGTTGTTTTTGGACGATGTCCAATACTTCTATAAATTCATCGTGTTTATTTTCTTCGTCAACTCGACTAGAATTTTTAATCGTGTTGGCAACTCTGCGCAACTGCGTTGCGCTCACATCAAACTCTGTTTTGAGTTCTTTTAGGGTATGGTTGATTGCATCTCTACAAGCATCCATTTCTATCATGCAATCTACAACTTTGTTGATTCCATCTTGTAACTTTTTGTGGTCATTCATTTTTCCTCACTTTCTGTTGTTAAATCTTTACCACCTACTACCTTGAATCCTAGTCTAACTTTTTCAGGAATTTTACGAATCACCTTATCCTTAATCAAGTCTTCCAAAGCTTCTTGGTACAATTTTTTTGCAAGAGCAATAGTATCTTCTTTAGTAGCACCACGCTTCCATTTTGTGCTCATCAGTTTCTGCAAAACCAGATTATAAGCAGACACAATATTGGCACCTCCAATCATATGACTACCTTCAAAATCACCCTCAGTTCTAGGATGACATAATTCATAGAGAACAGATTCAATATATTCATCAGTATCTTCATCATAGATGTCAACTGGCAAACCTACGAGAACACCTCGAACAAGGCGTTTTGTTTCTGATATCGTTAAAACATTGTTCATAATCTAGTCATAAAATTAGCAGATATTTGTCCGTTATGCAACATCAAAATTAATTTGTTTGGAGTGAGCTATTCTAGTGTTTTGCATTTTCTAGGTTGTATCCCATTCCAATATACTTTTTCGTCATACCATCTTTGACTCTTTATAGTTTCAAACCAAGTGTTTATTTCTTCTGCTTGTTTTACATATTGGTCTAATGCTTTGTGAGGATTGTTGCTTAGGGTTGCGCTGTCCAACGCCTCATCCATCCATGTTACAGTAATTGCTCCATCATATCGGGAAGCTGATTTTGCTGTTCTTAGCAGTTTATCAAAATCCCACACATCATACGCTGGGAGCTTGCTATAATCCAGTTTTCGTGCCATTCTTCTTCTCCTGTAAAAGGTTATACTCGTGCATGATATCTATAATCATTTTACCTGCAAAAAATTCACCTTTTGTTTCTAACATGTGTGCATACATATCTAGCACCATTTGAGCTGGCTCCACGTTTTTGCTTAGGCTTTTAAAATAGTTAATCGCTTCATTTAATCTAGGTCTTTTCATTTTTATATTATACCTCATTATTTAATGTTTGGCAAGCAAATTTACAATTCACTTCCACATTTTTGTTGACATAGTGTTGGTTTTAATGTAGTATGGTAACATGGCATACGCAAGTGAAACATATGTAAGGCAAGAAGTAAAAGCGCTTCACAACAGTTTGCATGACTTAGCAAATGACCTTGTTGGCGACATCAGGCACTTACATAACGAAATAGAAGAACTCAGAGAACAAGTAAATATTCTACAATCAGAGGTTGAGAGGCTGTCTAGTGGCTCGTAAGATTATTGCAATCGTTGATTCATCAAATCCAACAATTATAGATTACATGAAATTTCAGTTACTGTCAATTAAAAGTACACTTCCTTCGGTAAGCATTGAACTAGTGGATGAAACTGATTCTAGACTGGAAAGATATGTACACACAGACAATCGCGCAAAGCTACCCATGCTCATGGCCTTCAAAGGAGACGTGTTTACTTCCGTTAAGTTTGGTAAACGAGATACTGACCAAGTAGTTGGTTGGTGTAAAGAACTCGGTATCGAATGAAGGTTGTAGTCAGGCAAAACGACCCCGTTAAAGCCTTAAAAGTCCTCAATAAAAAACTTCATAACGAAGGCATTATTCGCACATATAAAGACAAACAGTCATTTACTAGCAACAGTGAAAGAAAAAAGGCTGCTCGTAAAGCTGCACGCGTGCGTTGGTTGAAAAAAGAAGCAAAGATTAAAAAGAAGTTGAAAAGATTAGATACTTTTATTCCACGAAGCAATAGATACAAGAAAAATTCAAATAACTCTGGAAAGCCTGTTAATCGTGTGATAAGATATAAGAATGATAAAAGTACACAAAGGAAAGTTCGTTAAAAGAGATGGGAAAATTCGACATATGGTTTTTGCTCGTATTAATGATTTGCCTTCCACTTTTGTGGCTAGCAAAATTGTTGGTGCAGGTCAGGAACAACAATATCCTGATGGCATGGAACTCGTTTGGGACATGGAAGCAGATAATTTTAGGGTGTTCAATTGGAATACTACTAGGGATGATGTGCATACATTTGAACTTGACGATAGCCTATTTAATTAGTATAATATAATTGCTTTGATGAAACAAGTCACTGTTTAGCAGGACGCGGGGGCAGTACCCGCCACCTCCACCATAAAACACACAGAGGGGGTGAACTAGGGTCGACTGGAAATAAGTCTTGGGGAGAAGCACAACAATAAATGCTAACGATAACGAAGCATTCTCACTGGCTGCATAGCTGGTAGGGGTTTGGTGCACCTGGCAACAGAACGCACCTTTTTTAGAGGGGAACAATGAAATATATAGTTGGTAGAGGCGGACTAGCATGTGAGTTTGAAACCTACTTTGGAGCACCAGAAAAGTATCTTGAAATACATGAAGTGGTTCCAGGTATGAAGTATGACTGTAGAATGTACAATGATAGATTTGAAACCTATGACGAAGGATTAGAATATCACCCATCAAATGATGACACCTTTTTATTTGCAACAGGCAGTAAAAAGATAAAGAAGATTTGGTTTACAGCACTCACTAGATGGTTTCCTTCAACTGTTGACCACTTTCCCAACAAAATAGCAAACAGCGTACAGTTACCCCCTAATTGTGATTGGGGTTATGGTAATGTTATCGCTCATGCTCACATCACTGGTGACAATAAATTTGGAAACTTTAATTTTGTAAACAACAACTCATTTATAGCACACAACGTAACTATGGGAGACTATAACTTTTTTGGTCCTGCTGTGCAGGTGTGTGGCAAATGTAGTTTTGGAAACGATAACTGGGTAGGTGTGGGAACAAATTTTTACGAAGCAATCAAAGTAGGAAATAATAATACAATCGCTGGTGGCTGTTTAATCAGAGAACCTGTATGTGATAATAACTTTATCAATCATTCAAATGGTCACCCAAAATTAGTTAAACGAAACAAGGGGCACTATGCTAATACTAACAAAAAGGATTAAAATACCATTACCTAATGAGTACAGACTTCATTCATATTTAAAAGGGATTCCTCTACAACAATATGAAGGATGGAACATTACTAGAAAAGGTAATTCACCACATATTAATTTTAAACTGGGCAAAACTACAAATGTAGGTATATTTGCACTTAAATTAAAAACAGTGTGGGATGATTTGATTAGACTAGAACCAAACCTTAAAAAGTTTCACCCAGACCTTACAAAATGTTGGGTAATCAGAATGTTAAAAAACGGTGGACTTTTTACTCATATTGATTATAAAAGAGACAGAGCATTAATGATTCCTATAGGTCCTAATAAAGGTGAGATTCATTATCACTTGCACTGGAAATGGAAACCTTTTTACACTTATAAATACAAAGGCCCAACTCTTACAAGAACAAATGTCACACACTCAGTTAAAAATACAACTGGTGATGACCGTTATGTAATACAAATAATACATAAACAATATGAAGATACTTTTTAGGTCAAACGAAAGTGCGTTAAGTGCTGGAAGTTTACAAGGAACAAACGAAAACAAACCAAGGTGGAACGGTAAATTTAAACACGAAATATTAAGAAAGTGTTTTCTTAGTTTACAGCCAGATTTAACTGATGATGATGAAATAATCATTGTTAATGACAGAACCACAGATGAAACTCTTAAGTGGTTTAAAGACGTGGCGAAATGTAATATATATGTAAAAGATGTTCCGCCAATTGATGTTTGTCTTCCATATGCAAAACACCCCTTTCCTAATTTACACCCAGTAAACATAAACTGTTGTCTACCGATGATGGAGTTTTTATTAGAAATTTGTAAAGAAAACCCTGAAGAAATTATTTATGTGTGCGAAGATGACTACCTACATATTCCTGGTGCACTCGCTGCTATGAAAAACACAATGAGCAGATTTGATGGATTTTATATTCCATATGATTATCCAGATAGATATACAATTGATACTTCTAGAAACTGTGAATTAGTTTATTTACCAGCAGGTCATTATAGAACTGTGCCTAGTAGCACATTAACAATGGCAACCTTTGGTAAAACTTTTATGAGATTTCAAATGGAATTGTTAAGAGCTGGTGTATTTGCAGAGGATACTTGGACTTGGAAGGCATTTAAACTAGCAGGTTCTTTGTGTCCTATACCTGGTCATGCAACACACCTTCAAGA